AACAAAGACGCGAAGCACCCAGTGCTTGTTGCGTCATGGTCTGTCCAAAAGCGCGAGGACGACTTCGATGAGTACGAGGAAGAAATCGATGCGGACGTCGAGTCAATCATCGACCTAATTAAATCAACAGATACAGGACACTACTATGAGCGATAAAAAGACATTCACGTTTAGATTCAACGAGGTCTCGATGCAGCAGGTCTGGTTCGAGGCAGCCAATGAAGAAGAGGCAAAGGAACTCATGCGGAAGTGTGAGGAGGAAGAGATGAACATCTCTGATCTTCCAAAGGCCTATGAAAGAAATCGCGGAATTGAACTCGACTTCAGTGTTTCAATGCTCGAAGATCACACACCTGCCTGATATAATAGTACCAACGACGAAATACGAAAGGACGCCCAAATGAGCGAACGACTATACTGCGCGGACATTGTCAAGTGTGAGGACTTCCTCTACGAGGACATGGACACACTGATCGAGTACGCACGACAGAACCCAAGTGAGTTTGTCACCTACAGTGACATTGAACTCATCGAAATCAAGCATGGTGATGAAGGTCTAGAGATCACCTACAAGACAATCGACGAGTATGACGAGAACGACAATGAGGTCTGGGTTACCAAGACTGAGTCATTCGAAATCGAGTACCCACAAATGATGGTGACAGTTCGGCTGCCGAACTTCAAAGTCGCCTGATATAATAGATAACGTACATCCAAACGACGGAAGGAAATAACATGTCAGATACAAAGGTTGTCGGAAAAGCTCTGTACCTAGAGTTTCGACGCGCAGGTGAAACAAATCAGGTAATCATCACACCTGAGGCAATCAATGCCGCAGGCAAGTATGTACCAATCACGACGTATCGTCGACGCATCTCAAGCTCAAACCCACGAAAGACGTGGAAGCAGATGAGCACAGTGTTCCGCAGTGAGATCGACCCAGCGACAAACAAACTTGTTGTCCTTGGTCGTGAGCACGCACTGGCAACAGTTGCGGATCGCATCTCGTACACAGATAACTTGTTCAACCAACTCGTAACTTCAGGTTGGTCAGTATACAAGCAACCAATTGTTGTCGAGGTAACTGAAGATGACCTTGAGGACATTCGTCTCTCAAAGACACCTTACAAGATTCTTGGTCGCATAACCCGCTGCCGTAGATCACTCAACTTCGGTGAGAGTCTGTTCTCCGAGTAGCACCTGATATAATAGATCTAGCAACACCCAAACGACGAAAGGACACCCAATGTCAATAACCATAGATTACGATAAGCTCCATCCGGGGCTTACAGGAGTCATCGCAAGTGCGGTAACTCAGTCTGTCAACTCCGACCTTGCATCATCTCTAGATGAGTTGATGCCAGTTCCAGGACGAGCAACAGCTCGCGCGACAGCACCAAAGAAGGCAGTACCAGTGATTTCAGCAGATGCACTTGTAGGTTCAGATAAGTACAAGCGTCCAAATGGTGACGACTACTTCTCACGAGTCTGGGGCGAACACAACGACGTTGAGGTTCTCCGTAAGGCACGTGAAACTAACCAATACGTTCTACTGTATGGCGCACCAGGTTGCGGTAAGACTGCACTGGTCGAAGCAGCATTCGGTGAAGACCTGCACACCATTATTGGTACAGGCGACACTGAGGTTGCAGACTTCGTTGGTGGATATGTGCAAACCCCATCAGGTGGCTTCATCTGGGAAGATGGTCCTCTTGTCAAGGCAGCCACATCAGGTACACCATTCCTCATTGATGAGGTAGGTCTCATCGATCCAAAGGTTCTATCACTCGTGTATGGACTTATGGATGGACGCCGCGAACTTGTTGTGACAGCAAACCCAGAGCGCGGAACTATCAAAGCAACTGAAGGGTTCTACGTTGTTGCGGCAACAAACCCAAACGCACCAGGTGTGCGACTCAGTGAGGCATTGCTATCACGTTTCCAAATTCACGCAGAGATGACAACTGACTGGGGTCTTGCTAAAAAGCTTGGCTCCCCTGCCACCATCGTCACTGCCGCACAAAATCTCGCAAAGAAGCAACAGTCAGGTGAAGTATCCTGGGCACCACAAATGCGTGAGTTGCTTGCCTTTAGAGATCTCTCAAAGACCTTCGGCACCAAGTTCGCAATCGCGAACTTACTTGCTGCAGCACCTGAACTCGATCGCCCCGTCGTTGCGGACGTGTTCACTCGGGTGTTCGGTGAGGAATGCCGTCCCGCCAAGATCTAGGAATGCCTTCCCTAGAGTCCTGGCAAACCAGGTTGGGAGGGGAGCCTCTTGGGTGTGGCTTCCCTCTCACCCACCTGATATAATAGAATTATCCAAATGACGGAAGGATACAAAATGGAACACATTAGAACTCGCGCGACTCGCGCGGAAGCCACTCCGATGGAATGGCTCAAGGTTGGTGCGCAGATTGGTCGTATTGCAAGTGACTGGTCATCGCGCGGTGATCTTGTTGCCTACGTTGGACCAGGAGCTGGTGGACCTGCACCTGCATGTTTCAATCCACAGCTCGCAGAGATCGAGGTCAACGTCGATGTTGCGTTCGGCAAGGGTCTAACCCCAGAAGCTATTGGCGACCTCACTGAGCGCACCACACAGTTTGAGTGGCCTAAAGCCTCAGGCGCAATTTTCCACGAGGCACTACACGCAAAGTATTCACGTTGGTCTCTAGTTGACGCCATGCGCGAACTTAGCGACAAAGAGTTTCAAGCAATCAACCTTCTTGAGGAAACCCGAATCGAAGCAGCAGGTGTCAATGACATGCCTGCGAATCGTGGGTTCCTGCGTGCATGCGCACTTGAGATTGTGATTGCAGACGTTGGCGATAAGCTTGGCGAACTTACATCTACTCGTGCGGCTGCACATCTTGCGGGACTAACACTTGCTCGCGTTGACGCAGACGTACTTGAGCGTGAGGACGTCGAACCAATCGCAGACATACTTGACGCATTCATTGGCGAAGACCTAATGACAAAACTTCGCTCAGTGTGGAATCGTTTCCAAATGCACGATGAGCACTACAACCCAAAGCCACTGTATGATCTTGCACGCGAGTGGGTAAAGCTTGTCGAGGATGCAGCCACAGAACGTGGTGAGGTATCTGAGCAGCCAACACCAGAGATGCAACAGTTCATCGAAGAGTTGATGGACGCACTTTCAGATGCGGCAGACGCAGCAGCGATTGGTGCGCAGGATGAGCTTGGCGATCAGCAGACAAGCGAAGAGTGGGCAGAGATCGTTACGAGCAAGTCAAAGGCTTCAAAGGAAGCAAAGGAAAATCGCGACACTGCCAACGATATCTTCTCAAAGGGCACAGGTCCTCAACCATTCTCAAAGACTGGTTCACGTCTTCGTGAGAAGCGTCAACCTACTGGAGCGGAACGTTCTGCAGCAGTCAAGGTTGCAACCATGCTTGACAAAGCAAAGTATCGTGAACGCTCAGAGACTGATCTAAAGTCAGTGCTTCCTCCAGGACGTCTACGTACTCGCGCGATTGTGCAGAACGCAGCACTCAAATCAAAGGGTGTCATGGCACAGGCAGAACCTTGGAAGAGAACAGTGCGCAAGCACACAGATGACCCAACACTCACAGTTGGTGTGATGGTCGACATCTCAGGTTCAATGGGTTACGCAATGGAACCAATGGCAGTGACTGCATGGGTAATGTCAGAGGCTGCCAAGAGGACTCAGGCAAAGTGCGCGATGGTCTACTATGGTTCTGAAGTGTTTCCTACACTCAAGCCAGGACAGCACTTGCCAGAGGTAAATGTCTACACTGCTCCTGATGGAACTGAAAAGTTCAACAAAGCATTCAAGGCACTTGATGGTTCACTGCAGTTACTGCAAGGCACAGGTGCGCGTCTGCTTGTGATTGTGAGTGATGGACACTACACACCTGACGAACAGGAACACGCAAAGAAGTGGTTGAAGCGTTGTCAGGAATCTGGCGTTGCGGTTCTGTGGTTACCATTCGAACGCGGTGGTATGGCAGGACACCTTGCACGTGGAACTGACGCAGTCGTTCTTGAAGGAACGCTCGACCCAGCAGGTGCGGCAACAGAGATTGGCAAAGCAGCAGCAGCAGCACTCACGAAGGTGGGAACTCGCGCGGCAGCCTAATAGAGTTCTGGTGGGGAGGTAATCCTTCCGTCAAAGTATCCCTCCCTACCAGACACCCAAACAACAAGCAAATAAGGAAATGACAATGAGACGTAATAAAAAATTCAACAACAGCGACACACCTCTATTCGATGAGGCTGGCTATCTTGCCATCCTTGCAAAACTAGATGAGCAATTCAAGAAGCTGCAGGACTTCCAAAATGAAACTCTTATGGAACGCGCGGCAGCTCGCGCAGCATTCGAAAGTGAACAGCGCAAGCGAGACGCAGAAGGAACCAAGATGCTGCAGTCAATCAAGGCACCTAAGCTACCTAGCATTCGTAAGAAGCCTGCGGCTAAATCCAAGACAACCCCTAAATCGAAGTAGCACCTGATATAATAGATACGTACACAACGACGGAAGGAATCCAAATGAGTACATCAGTAAAAGTCGAACAGCTTCCGAGCTGCGACATCTGCGGAAAGCAAGCAGAGTACGACGCCAAAACAATCATGGGCCCTTGGGCAAACATGTGCGAATCACATTTCAATGAGCTTGGAACCGGGTTAGGAACTGGGCGCGGACAGAAGCTAGAGGTAGCGTAATGGAAGAGATACTAATTTGCCACACCGGCACGGATACATGGTTCACCATGGACGACACCGGATACATCATCTCGAAGGCCGAGGCGGAAGCTCACGACAGTGAGGGTAGCATGTCCGATGCAAACAGCCTGGACGAGATTGCGATGCAGCACGGATACCAAATCACTCCGGAGCTTGCGGTTCAGATCTATGAGCTGGTAATGAACTACCACGAGGCGCGGCGATGAGCATGACGGAGAAGAAGCCACGGCGCAAGAACGCAGCGGCCGGGATCTGGGAGATCCGTGACGTATACACGGGCGAGAAGATCAGCCGGTTCAGAGCAAGACGGCACGCCGATGTTCAACGGTACCTAGACATGGCACGGATCGGGCTTGGAAGACCGATGACGGACTTCGAGGCCGTGTACATAACGGAATGGGACGGCGACTGATGGGACGGCGAGCCAGACGGCTGACGTTCAAGGGACAGCTCATCAGGCTGATCGGCTGGCTAGTTCGCAAGCTGGCAATGGCACAGGCTTGGTTAATAGTCAGGGACGGCAAGCCCTAGACGGTATAATGGAATTGGGAGAGATGAAGGGATACAAATGAAACCTTTGAGCTCTAGAGAAAAAGTAGCCGTCATGATTGTCGGCGTGGTTCTGATGACAAACATCGGAGCGGCACAGGCGACGGAGTCGGATCCGTCGATTCAAGACAAGTGGAACGCCATAGTTCAATCAAACAACAAGACGGGCCAGGCCAGCGTAAAAGAACAGCAACGGGCAATTGACCGACAGCTTGCGCAGGCACAGGAGATGGAGCTCAGGCTTCAGATCGTTGCTGAAGCCCTAACCTATGTCGGCCAGGTACCATACGTATTGACGGGCTCGACCCCGACGGGCTGGGACTGTTCAGGCTTCACCAGATACGTGTTTGCAAAGTTCGACATCGACCTTGAGCATTCGGCCGGCAAGCAAAGTCGGACGGGCACATGGACGGGCGTGCCACAGCCTGGCGACCTCGTCTCATTTGAACGAGGCAAAGGCGTGGAACACATCGGCATCTATGTTGGAGACGGACTGGTCGTGGAATCGACCGTCGAAACCTACACGACCAGAGTCGTGAAGCTTGAAGACGCTTACATCGGAAAGCTTGGCTGGAAAATCAAATTCAACAGCGTGATTGGAAACGGGCTACTTTGAGCAACAACGTTTTTTACTTTACAGACGATGGACAGTTTGGTGATGCGTCTGGACTTGTCTTCATCGAGGTCAAAGGCTGGGAATCCAGCGAGCTAGAGATGATTGACGATACTCCTCCTTGGGACCGGAAGGCGTTTGCCCAGGACATGGCTGAGTTCGTAAGGCTGGGTCGCCCAAAAGATTATTGGACAGATGACTACCATGTTACTCCAAAGTACCAGTTTTTGACAGAAGACCTGTTATAATAGACCAGTACCACAAAACGACGAAAGGACAAAGTATGAGCACAAAAGCCGAAGTAATGGAAAGACTAAAGGACATCGCGGACGATGAAATCGTTGCGGTTCCAACCATCTACACAAAGGCAATTGCCGAGGACCTGTGGGAATACTCAGAGTCCGAAGAGCTAGACCTAACCCAGGACCAATGGGTTCGTGTCGTCGAGGACTTCGAGAACTGTGATTACCCAGATGACGAGGCAATGGTCGAGTCAATTCGCACGATACTGGTCGCCGACCAGTAAGTTTACCAAAAAGTTATAATTAAATACTCCAAAACAGGCCAAAATGTCAAAAGCACCTGTTATAATAGTACCATCAAGCAAACGCTTGATAAATACGAAAGACGAAACGAAGGGAAGTGGTCGTATGGCCAGCACCGTAAAGAAGACAGTGGAGACCAAGGTCTCCGTCGAAACACCAGTCCGTAATCTCTCAGGAGTTGCGGGCAAGGAAGCAAAGAAGGCGTTTGACGCTTTCAACGCTTTGAAGGCAGCTCAAAAAGTTCTTGATGAACAAAAGGCTGCAGCAGAAGCAACCCTGCGCGAGATTCTTGGCGACGCAGAGACAGTTGCGGTCGAGGGTGAAGAGATCTTCAAGCTCGCTCATCGCGTAAACACAAGCATCGACAAGAAGAAGCTCCTTGAGGTCTTCCCAGAGGCTTATGACGCGACTCTGAAGCAAACACCTTACACATTCATCACAGCCTGCTAACACAGGCTCCCTGACTGGGAGCTCGCACTTCCCCCCAAGTGCGGGCTCCCTCTTTTTAGATTCAATACTGGAGTTTAACTCTGGTACCTGATATAATAGTACTAACAACGACGAAAGGACGAAACATGGAATTCGAACACGATACGGAAATTGGCGGAAGCCTTCAGGGATACGTCTGGAACGTAACCCGCGCGGAGCTTGAAACTGTGTTTGGGAAACCAACATTCGACGAAGCGGTTGAAGAGTTCTCAGGTGATGGAAAGCTCACTGTGGAATGGTGCCTTCGCTTTGAGGATGGAACAGAAGCAACCATCTACGACTGGAAGAGATACGAACTCGGAACTCCAGCACTGCACGAGAGAACTGACTGGAACATTGGCGGAAACGAATTCCGCGCAGTAGAACTGGTTGCGGCAGAACTTGGAGTGACTCCGCACACGAGTCACGACATCCTAGTGAGAGCTGGGCTCGCGTGAGCGAGTGCCAGCACTGCTCGCAGAACGAAGAGCAGCACGAGGAAAGTGCACAGGCAAATGCAGTTGACTTCATCACGCTGCGGCTACTCGGAAAACAGAGTGGCGGAAGCTATGAGGAAGTGGTTGAGCGCATTCTGACAGAATGGAGAACGCACGCTCTTCCGGAGTGTGACCCACTCGCAATTTCATGATGCGGCTCATGACAAAAGTTCATGAGGGCATGATGGTTATCACTGGTCGATTCAGTGATGGTCAAGTAGGAGCCTTCCGCTTTGCGGTGAGCTACTACTCAAGGTTTCTATTTCTACTCGTATTCAGTTTTACTTTAGGCTGGATACTTGTTATAATAGATAATAGACGAGACAAACTCGCTCTAGTAACAAATGACGAAAGGACGCCACATGGCAGAAGCAACAAAAAAGAAGTTGGTTCGTGTAAAGCCTTACACGCGCACCGAGTCTCTTCCCGAACTGGGCAAGGGAGTCAAGATGCCGAAGAGCTACGAACCGGCTTACTTCAGAAAGCGTAAGACCCTTGCGGTACTGCGCGCGGTCGACAAGACCCACTACCTCGTGTTCGACACCAACACTGGAAAGTCGATTCAGGTAGCAAGCACCAAGGAAGCATCGCAGACCATGTCCGCGATTCGCCGCGGTGAAAAAACCTTCGCATAGTCGAAGCTAAGGATTGGACCCAGGCACAGGGGAAGTTGCCTGGGTCTTTTCTTTTATTTACTCCAAATGTCACACCTACCTGATATAATAGATACATAACGACGGAAGGAGCTCAAATGAGCAAATACACACTAACAGCGGAACTCGGTTCAGTCACATCAACTCGTACCTTCGAGCAGGTGAACGATGCGGGCGCGGTGTTCGATGCCATCAACTTCATCATGGATGAGGCGCACCTACAGCAGTCTGGTCCTTGGGCAAAGGGTAAGATAGTTCTTATGAACTCGCGCGGCAAGGTACTTCAGGAGATGGACGCAAAGTGAAAAAGGACAATCCGCTCAGGCGTCTCATTCGTGGGACGCCTGGGCTGTACGTCCAAAACCAAAAGTTCCAAATCTTTGAAGACAGACGCACCAAACGAAATCGAACCCGCGCGGAGAAGAAGCGCCGCGCCATCGAGGAGCAAGACAAATGAAAGCATCTGAACTTCCCAGCTGCCCAGAGTGCTACCTAGTAATCTCGGACATGACAAAACATAGATTCATCGAGCATGGCGTTGAGGTTTCCGAGGAGTACGAAGCTAAGATTAGAACCCAAGCTATGGCAGATGCCAAGAAGACAGCTGAGGGCGCAAAGATCGACATGGTTTACATGGGCGACAAAGGACCAATCCAACCCAAGTAGAGTCGCCTGATATAATAGATCCACAATGACGCAAGGAGACAAAATGACAGTTCCTAAGAAGCTTTACCACGCAGCACCCGAGTGTGTGCTGGGCAGCATCAATGCGGATGGACTCAAGTCCAACTTCGGTGAGATCTATGCGGCTGAAACTCCAGGCGACGCACTACAGTTCATGTGGTTCCGTCTGCTTGACCACGTTCACCACGAGCCAAACCCTCAGATGCCCGAGATAACCTTCAACCTGGTTCCCCATGATTCGATTCACGTCTGGGAAATCAAAACCTCTAAGACTGACGTAGGGCTCTGGGAAGCAGGGACTGACCATAGCGTGGCGTTCTTTGGGAATGCCACAAGCTGGGTGTACCTCTCAAAGGAAATTCCACGTGCGGCACTCGAGCTGCCAAAGGTTTATGTCCGTGAGCTGTTTCAAGAGCTGTACTCCACTAAGTAACAAATTGATAACATACTCCAATTTGTGCCTAAAAGTGGAGTCGACCTGATATAATAGATCTATCAAGGAAACTTGGTAAAAACGACGAAAGGACGAAACATGAACAAGAAATGGTGTTTACTAAAGACAAGCGACGGAGTACGCGGCGCGGTTGGCAAGAAAAAGGTTTACGAGGTTATCCTCGATGGAACCAAGGTTCGCACAGTTTGGGGAATGGCTGAAAAGGAATCCCGCCAGACTGCGGTACAGAACTTCTTTGACGCTCACTACGCTCGTCAGTTCGCTGCGATGAAGGTTCAGGAAAAACTGGAAAAGGGCTACGAAGTAGCTTACACAGTTTAGTTTCGTGGAGCTGGGCATCTCTTAAAACTGCCCACCCAACCAACAACGAAAGGAAGACAAATGAACAAGTGCGGAACAAGCGGTACTACTGAAGGTTTAGTCTACTCTGGAACAGCTGCGTTCCTACTCGGTGTTATTGACCGGGTTGAAAAGATTTGTTATGATTGCGCCAACGCGGAAGCTCTACAGAGAGCAGCCCAGGAAGCAGACGCATAGCATGAGTGAACTAAAGAACCTAACCATCATCGACATGGATTTCCACCGTAATGGTGTGGCAGGGATGCCGTTCCAGGTTGCGCTGGTTGATGACCCAACCGAGAGTGATGTCAAGCTCGTTATTATGTTTGAGGCTGAGGGACACACTGCGGTGCTAAGTCTTGATAGACTCATTCAGAATGAGGACATCAGCTTTGGTTCGAACTCCTACAGAGGAGACCAGTACGAAAACGTACTTCGCGAAGTCATGTGGTCAGACGAGAACTGATCTACCTGATATAATAGATTTATCAACGACGAAGGGACACAACATGGACATCAAGACAATCCTCGAGCAAATAGACTCGGGAGCCTTGGACAGCAGCCTTGGCGAACTCAGCACTCAAGTTCAACGACGCCTCGACACAGTAAGAGGCAGCCTAACCACCACTGACTTCGGTATTGGTGACAAGGTGCGGTTCAACAACAGCTGTGGTACGCGGTACCTCATTGGTCATACCGCAACTGTGGTAGGACGCAAGAAGGTAAAGCTGGTAGTCAAACTTGACGCACCTACAGGTAGGTTCGTCCGCATGACACCTACAGGACCAGAGTCTGCCCAGATTACTGTTCCAATTGCCATCGTCGACCCAGCCTAGCCTGCCCTAAACTGTCGCAGGTGTGGTTTATGATCTAAACCTAATAGGGAGAGATTTATGACTACGCTTGCGGCATTTCAAGGAAATGGTTGGGCAGTCATTGGCTGCGATTCACGAGCCAGTGACGAGTCTGGTCGTGTCATGAATCTTGCAACTCCAAAGGTCGTGCAAAATGGTGCGTACCTGATTGCGGTGTCTGGAGCATCGCGCGGTGGAAACATCGCTCAGTTTGGTTGGACTCCTCCAGCTCCGCCGGAAATCGGCAACATCACAAATCTTGATAAGTTCATGACACGTAAGTTCATTCCTCAGCTTCGCGAGGCTTTTGTTGAAGCTGGGTACGATGCAAAACCAGAAGGTGATGCGGCAACGCAGGACTCGCCACTTATTGTCATCGTAAATGGAGTTATCTATCCAATTGCTGAAGACTACTCCTGGGACAGGGAAGTCCGTAACATCTACTACAGTGGTTCAGGTGGCGACGTAGCTCTTGGCTCAATGGTAGCTCTTGGAATTGAAAAGCTTATGGACGAGCCAGAGAAGGCAGCTCGCATTGTGCGGCGTTCCGTTGAGGTCGCCTGCATGTGGGATGCCTACTCCAATCAGCCAATCGTTGTAAAGACACAACATGGAAAGAAAGCAAGGAGCACAAAGTAATGTGGGTTCACCTTTTTGATGCGGCAGGTAACTGGGTAGCTCAGTTTGCGAACGCCGAGGTCTGCACCCGCTGGGTAGCTGACCAGGGTCTAGACATAAATGACTATACTTTAGAAATTGGGCCGAGTAGATACCCATCTTCCTAATCTACCTGATATAATAGTACTAACAGGCGGAAGGAGCCAAAATGACACACGACATGCTAAATGAAATCTATGTGGTGGAAACACCATCATGCAGTTGGTGCGGTAAGACTGGAACAGTTGAACTTACGTTTCAGGACTACATCAACTTCGAACATGGCAATGGTTTGATTCAAGAGCGTTTGCCAAACACACCTGCACCAATCCGTGAACAACTCAAGACTGGTTATCACCCATCTTGCTGGACAGAGATGTTCGGTCCGGTTGGGCATGCCTGATGAGTATCTTCTACATAATTTCAGCTGTGTTCATAGCCGCCGTAGCTGGAAGCTGGCTGGCATCTAAACTTCCAATGGAACTTCCGGAGGACGCGGACGAGTTCGAGAGCTGGAAGAAGCGATGAACTACGAGATGGTAAGCGTCTACCTGCCCGATGGAACCTGGGCTGGTCAGTTCATGGACAGGAAAATCGCCGAGGCTTGGGTGAAATCCAAGGGATACAAGCTTGCGGAGGTTGAGATCTCCACGCGGCGAGTAGACCGGAAGACCCGCAAAGCTCAGGAAGAAACACCGGTAGATGAAATGGCTGCATCTTCCTGACCTACCTGTTATAATAGTACTATCAGGTGAAAGCCTGGGACACAGAGACGAAAGGACTTCCCACTATGAGTCTAAAAATCAATAAGTTCGCAGGATACAGGTACCGTCGCTACGCAGCAGGTTTAGCACTCGCGGCAGCTGCCTGGTTCCCCTACGCAGCATCAACATTCTTCATCTTCCCAAGCTGGGAAGCGCTTGCAGCAGCCTTGCTACTTACAGCTGGCGGTTGCATTCCGTTGCTACTACTTGCAGGACACTGCCTTGCGGTAGCTGAAGACCACTTTGCTAATGAAAGGGCAAACAATGCACGAAGCATACTTCGCACTGTCAGTTGAAGATTGGTGGTTGGTAATCTACATCCACAACGCACTGATGCTTGACCTACACCTAGGCGTAGCGCTTGGTTTGGGTCTAATCATCGGAGGCATCTACCTATTCAAGCAAACTCGTAACCGAATCAAGCTTGATAACTCACTCGCATTACTCGGCACGGTTTATCCAAGTCGACCTGGCCCAAGACAACATGGACCACGGTTTTACAAGAGGCGCCGTCGAGGATTATAGTTCTACTGGAAGGTAAAGCATGGACAAAGGTACTATTCAGCGTGAGCAGATCTACGTCTACGACACCTGCGCGGTTTGCAATGAGCAAAACGTTCTGGTGTACGACCGTGGTGAACAGCTCGTGTGCGCCGAACATGCACGCGCTTGGGCTCGCATGAACCCAACCAAGCAAGCGTGTGACAAGTGCGGTGCAGATCAGCTGGTGTTTCGTGACCCAGGTCATCGCCGAAACGAGTACCTATGCTTTGCCTGCCACAGGGAAAACAACTTCGTTCCAAGGAACACGGTTGTATTTCGCGCGGTAAGTGAAGTCCTTGGAAAGCAGCAGCCATGAGCTCGCTGCTAGCCGAGGCAAAGGCTCTGCACAAGAAGAGCCGAGCTTGGATGGATGCGAATCCAGTCGAAGCTCAGGAAGTAAAAACAAAAGTACACACTACGAAAGGAAAAGCCACAATGGCCGAAATCAATGCGCAAGCTGCAGCACAGCTTTACTCAACTGGAAAGCCAGTTGTTGAGGTAGCCAAGGAACTTGGCATCACCTACGGTAAGGCTCGTCGCCTTATCAACGAGTCCGGAACCCCAATTCGTGACGCAAGCTCACGTCTCAAGGGCCGTACCCGTCCGGTCAAGTAATCATGCCCGACTGGTTGTCACGCCTCAGGGATTTGGTCTGGCCTGCGGTATTAGCCGCGGTACTAGCCGGAGCATCCGTGATTGCGGCCTTCTCGGCCTCTGAGACGCCCGTACTGGCCGTTTCACTAGGACTTGCAGGTATAACCATGGGTCTACTGGCCACACGCGAGTAGGTTTAGCCCTGTCCCTAGCCTTCCTTTCTTGTTCATTGGGCTAGGGGCGGGGCTAATTTACGTAAATACTCCAAATCTCCTAACCTACCTGATATAATAGAATTATCAACAGGAAGGAGAACCAAATGAGTCTATACGTACCACGCAAGGTCCTAAAGGCCGCAAAGCCAGGGTCTAGCAAGAACCGAGCTAAGGCAGAGCAGACTCAGCGTGTGTTTGCGCTTGGTTTTCTTGCCCAGCTTGAGGAAACCACCCGCCGTTGGGCGGACAAGGTAAACAAGAAGGAGACAAAATGACAACAGCGACACTATTTGGCCCAAGCGAGAAGCAGGTAGCCTTTATCAACTCCCTACTCGATGAGCGCGAGCTTGAATCAGCAGCTCGTGACGGATTCCGCGCGGCACTGGCAACCATGGACAAGAAGGCAGCATCGAACCTCATCGATGTTCTGCTAGCTTTGCCCAAGGCAGCAACAAAGGTCCCAGGTAGCGCGGGAACCAAGCTTCAGGAAGCACTTTCCGGTGCACCTAAATCTAAGTACGCAATCGCCAACGACGAGCTGGACATCAGCCTTGAATCAACCAAGCTTACAGGCGACTACCTGTTCATTGAAATCCGCGAATACATGGGTAACCTATACATGCGCCGTTTGCACGGCTCTGTAGGCGCTTTTACCCGTTCTCGCGTGGCAAATGCGGACGCCATCATGATTGCGAACCACATCGCGCAGGACCCATACAAGTACGCCCGTGAGTTCGGCAAGATCTACAGCTGCTGCGGTAGCTGTGGGGCTGAACTTACAGACCCAACTAGCCGTGAGCTTCAGCTTGGCCCAGAGTGCCGCAAGAAGTTCGGAAAGTAGGTGGCTAGATGATACAATTTCTAGGTACACGAAAGGTGGAACCATGGAAGATGTAGTTGCCTACAAGCTCACCGGCATGCGCGGTGGTCAACCTGCCATTGTGCAGTATGTTTCACCAGACTCAGCTCGCTATGCGTCTAAGCTCCTTTGGGAAGAAGGCTATGAAGATGTAGTCGACGAAGAGCTAACCGAGCTACCTGAGGGCGTTAAACTAGACGTCGACTAGCTGAACTAGTCAAAAAACAGGCAGATGCCTGTTACAGTTTCCCTACTACGAAAGGACGAAAGACACATGTGGCTATTTACTGAGACCGGATTTGTATCCGCTGTTCGACATCGCGAAGACCCAGATCTATTGGTTGTTCGCGCGCGGGACAGACAAAGCCTTGAGCCAATTGAGGCAGCTTGTAATGTCGAAATCACAACTAACGCGTATTCCGATTACCCGTATCGCGTAATCACGCACAAGGCTGACTTTGATTCATGGGTCAGCAACCAAATTAAGTTTCTCGACTACCCCAACTTCAAATCACAGGTTGCGGTAACCCGAGGAAAGACGTTTGCACACACACTGGGAAAGGTGTGGGCCACGATGCTGGATGCCGAGGATGAGGAAGCTCATCTAATGCGTCGCAAGGCAGACAAGGCCTGGGAGGAATCTTCTATGCAAACACTGGAAGAGTATAAGTCGTAATGGCGAAAGCTCTTCCTGTCCCTGTCCCCTACCTAAGGAGGCGAACTAGCAATGCGAAGTTCTCCAAAAAGACTAGCACTGACGTCAGTAGCTTACGCGGTTACGCTAATGGTGGTATCATCAGTAGCTGCGGTACAACTAACAACCATGGAGTCTGCTAAGGCAGAATCCGAAGTAACAACAGTAATAGATGCCGAGACTAATCGCCTGCTTGCGCAGAGATCAGTTGCGGTAGCACAAAAGGCATCACGCTCAAAGGGGGAAAGCAGGGAAACCTACTTTGCCAACAAGCGTGACCCGCTAACAGGCAAGGAGCTCGCTGAGCTGCTTAGCCTGGTGGGCTTCGAAGGAAAGTCCCACAAGATAGCCTGGGCACTTGTCATGCGCGAGTCGACAGCTCGTCCAAAAGCGCACAACGGCAATTCAGGCACAGGCGATAACTCACACGGGTTATTTCAGATCAACATGATCGGTTCCCTAGGCGCGGACCGTCGTGACAAGTTTGATCTGGCATCAAATGACGAGCTGTTCAATCCACTACGCAACGCTGAGATTGCCTACCACATGAGTGGGCGAGGGAGCGACTTTGGTGCGTGGGGTATTGGACCTAACGCATACCGATCAGGTGCGGGAGAGTCGACCATCATGAAGTGGTATGACGATTACCCTGGAATCGGCAAATAGGAAGTAGGATAAATTAACAACCATGAATGAAAACACAGATAACCTTGAGGCTAAGGCCGTCGAGGATGAGACACCTGCGGTCATCGTTGAGGAAACCGTTGCTGCGGTAGCTGAGCCTAAACCAGAGCCAGTTGCTGAGGAACCTAAGCCTAAGCCACGTGCGACAAGCACGACAGCCTCACATGTTGTGAGCGGTAAGGACAAGGACGACGTGTTTCTAAAGCAGGCCGTGTTCAAGAACCCTAGGGCACGAAAGAGCCTTACGATTCATCACCTACAGCGTCGCCTAGCTGAGCTAGGTTATGCGGATGCTGCGGCAGACCGCGATGGCTGGTACGGTGACCTAACCAAGCTTTCAGTTGAGGCTTGGCAAAAGGATAACAAGATTGAGCCTACAGGCTTGATGAATGCTAAAACACTTGAGGGCATCTTTGCGGGTGACCCTAACGTGCGGGTCAATACAGACTAATACCCTTACATGTGAAGCCCCTTGGCATTAGCCAGGGGGCTTCATCATTTCACGAGATTCTTGTTGCAAGCTTACGCATGAAGGCTGGTACTGCCCAGCCTTTATAAATCCATTCATGCTTGCTTGCTAAATGCAGAGGGCAACCACGCTGACACTCGTGCTCGTCGTTCTCGTTGTCAATGTCTACACTGTAAACTTCTACTAACATTCGTACTCGCTTATTCTTGTTCTCAGTAACCTCATTGCCAAATGCAACTAAGGCTTCCTCATGAGAACCAGCAAACCACTCGCTAGGACGTTGATAGTTATAGCCAATCGCATAGTAGATAGATTCGTTCATGTCACTCCTCGTCGTTATGTCACTACATCATTACTATTATAACAGGTAGACTCCAGTATGTACACCCAGGAAGAATAAAAAAAAATAATTGCTGTTGCCTGCCTGACAAAGAAAAAATGTAGCAGGCACATGCCTGCCAGCTTGCTCGCGCGAAAAAATCACAAGATCTTAGAAAAACCACTTTTTTGCTCGAGACACTTCTGCGCTGCTCCAAATATAGGCGCAGCGCTCTCTCACGCCCAAGGCAAAAAACGTAAACGTACTGTTCGTTGTCAGTTTGTACACAAGATGCCGCGCACTTCTGTGCAAGACCCAAGTCTGTCACCGCAAGTTGTTATTACAATTGTTCCACGTTGCTAATAAGCCTTGATACCCACAATTTAAGGAGGGTGCTCTAATGGCATCCAATTCAACTAATGAATACAAGGTTATCACGGACAAACTCGTGTCCTCAGATGATGACATCGTTGTTTCCGTCGCAGGAGCGATGTATAAAGGCTCCATCACTGAGCAGAACCGCTACGTCACCGTCTCTGACGGCATAGCTCTTCGTATCCTAGACGCTCACGATACCTACGCAGATTTCATTGCCGAGCACCCGACTGGCGAGCCAGGCGACCTGCACATCGTTGACGGAGATCTATACGCATGGAACATTGAAGATGCTGAGTGGGTAAACTCTGGAACCTTAAGAGGCGAGGCTGCAAACTTCCTAAACGTGAACAGCAACGTTGTTCCAGACACCGACAACACTCGTTCTCTAGGCACAGCCCAAAAGCGTTTCTCAGAAATCCACGTTGGTCCTGGAACCATCTACATAACCGATACCGAAACTGGCGATGACGCAGGACTAACGGTCACCGACGGTGTTCTTCAGATTGATGGTGCTAACCAGCTTCAGGTTGGGCAGCTTAAGTTTGTTGATAACACAATTGAGTCAACAACCCCAAGCGTAGACATTGAACTTGGTCTAACCTCCTCCACAGGTAACATTGTTTCACAGCGTAACTTCGTGTTAGGCACAGGCAAGGCTATTCGTTTTGCTGATGGAACTATTCAAAGCACTGCCGCGCAGGGAATCGCAGGACCGACCGGGCCAACAGGGCCGACCGGAGCTGATGGCGCTACTGGCGCGCGCGGTGCGACCGGTCCAACGGGAACCTCAGGTTTGACTGGAGCTACCGGTGCGACTGGGCCAACAGGACCGGGAATTACTGGACCTACCGGACCCGTGGGTGCAACGGGTGCGACTGGACCTACTGGAAACACTGGCGCTACTGGCGCAACTGGACCACGTGGCATCGGCTCGTACTACGGTTCTTTTTATGACACCACAAATCTACTGCTAACAAGTGCCACAACTGCCTATGCGCTTCCGCTAAACTCAACAGCGGAAGCAAATGGCGTTTCTATCGTCTCTGGTTCTCGCATCACGGTTGCAAACGCTGGCGTGTATAACATCCAGTTCTCAACTCAGCTGGATAAGACAGACGGCGGTGACGACCTAGTGAACATCTGGCTTTCTAAAAATGGAACAAACGTAGCCAACTCAAACGGGCAGGTTACGGTGCTTGGAAACAACGGCAAGTACCTCGCCGCATGGAACTACGTACTAACCCTAGCCGCTAATGATTACGTGCAGATTTTTGCTCAGTCCCCAAGTACCTCCATGCGAGTTATAGCCTCTGGCACACAGACAAATCCCGCTCGTCCAGCGGTTCCTTCAACCATCGTAACCGTAACTCAGGTTGCATAGATCTAACTCCTAAGACTCGTCAAAGAATACCACATCCGCCTAGATGTCATGGCCATGTGATACAATTCAACCATGACAAAGTACAAGAAGCACAAGATTACACTTCCACAGGAAGTACTCGACAAGTTCACAACGATCACCGCAGATCGTGACCGCAATGCGTATATGAAAGCCCTCCGCGAGAGAGGCTGGACCCTAGAGTCTATCTCTGCCGTGTCTGACGTTACCCGTGAAAGGGTTCGCCAGATTACAGGCGGTATCCCGATGTCCGAGGCGTTGCGCGTTGTGATTGACGGTTACCCTGTCCCTGAGCCACCAAAGTTTGACGAAAAGACACCCGCCTCAGATAAGTTTATTGAGCCAACTCCCGAGACACTTTCACGTCTACTGGAGCTACAGCCTTTCGCGCAACAGGTGCGCTCATACGGCATGCAGTATCGCCAGGAGGCCGAGGAATACACCTGGTTAATAAACTATGCCCACACCGTTGAGGGCGTGACCCTTTACCGTCTTGC